GTATGCCGAGAAAATCGACATTGCCGATTTAATGGAGGAACAAAACGAGAACGCCCGGTTGATTGAGAAAGCGAAAACCGTGCGTACCGCATTGCAAACCCGGACGGAACAATTGGAGGCAATCCCCGGTCGTATCAAAGCCGCCGAGGAAACCAAGAATACAGAGATTGACGCCGCAATAAAGTATGAGGCGGAAGCCCAAGCCGAATACGACCGGATTGTTGCCGAGGCAAAAAAGGCATTGGAAGCGGCAAAGAAAAAGAGCAAAGCCGATGCGAAAGCCGCCGCCGACAAATACGACGAAACATTGGCGCAAATCCAAACGGATAAAGCCGATTACGAAACCCGCAAGAACAACGCCGCCGCATGGTTGGCAAAGTACGAGGACAACAACCCGGAGAATTTGGATACAGCCGAACGCCTCAAACAAGCCGAGGAACACAACAAAATCAATGCGTTGGTTGTGGACTATCTGACGAAGAAAAAGCAAAAGGACGCCGCCGAAAAGGTCGCCCAAACCCACGAAAAAAAGTTGTCGGATTTGCTCAAAGAGCGGGAAACCCTTATTGCGAAATCGGAATTGCCGATTGCCGGGTTGACGTTCACGGACGACGGGTTGGAGTTAAACGGTGTGCCGTTTGTCGCCGGGAAAGTGTCGGATAGTCAGATAATGGAGGTTGCCGCAAAATTGATTATCGCAAGCAATCCGACCGTTAAGGTATTCCGCATTGCGAGGGGCGAAAGTTTGGGCGCAAAACGTCTGCAATCCCTTATCGAATTAGCCCGGAAAGAAGGGTATCAAGGATTTATAGAGGAAGTCAAGCGAGGACAGGACGATTTAATTATTGAGGAATACAGCGAAACCGAGTAATTAACCGGGGCGTCGGTTCCCCGGCGTCCCTTAAACAAAACAATATGGAAGTTAAAGAAATGACAATTGCGGACGTGTTGAAAATGCCGTTGTTTTTTGAGAACGTGAAACGCCAATTAACGAGCCTTTGGAACGACCGGGAGAAAGCCCGTAAGGATGCGACCCGGAATAATACGAGGTTGCGGGCGCACGTTATCGACCGTATGCACAATACCGGGCATTGGGAACCGGGAAATTTCGTTATTCTTTTCGCAAAAGTTTTGGATAAGGTCGCAACCGGGTATTCGTCGAGCGAACGGGCGTTTATCCGTGCGGTTGGAATGACAGCGTTTGATATCACAATGCAAAAGTTAATCGACGATGAGAAAGCGAGAAATAACGGCAACGGGGACGATAAATAATAACGGCGGGTTGGCAATGTACATGGGCGAATTAAACGAATTTTTCAAGGGTTGGAAAGGTTCCCGGATAATTGCCCGGTTCATTGTTGCGTCGCCCGGTTCGTCCGAGGCTTTGAAAGGCTATTATTTCAACTATGTTGTACCCACGTTCCGACACGCCATTTGGGAGGCGGGCGAACGTCTTACGGAGGAACAAACGGAACGGAGGTTGCGGGAGTTTTCCCCAATTATGTACGTCGAGCGGGTCAACGAGGAAACCGGTAAATATTCCCACGAATTGCGCACCGTGGCGGAATTGTCGAACGCCGAGTTAATCGAGCATATCGAAACACTCAAACAAATTGCCGCCGAGGAATACAACACGTATATTGACGACCCCCGAACGTTGTAAGGTATGTTTTGCAAGTGTAACGGAAATCGTAAGAATTACCCGTTGGCGGGTTGGCGGATTATTCGCCACGAATACACGCCAAAGCATTACAGCCGGATAAAGTGTTTGCGTTGCGGGTGCGTTTGGATTACACGGGCAAAATATGTTGAGCAAACGCCCAACGACGACGGGCAAAAACGATTATTTAACGAATAAAAAAGTAACGAGAGTATGAAATTTGAATTAAAAGACATTTGTTTTTTTGATTGCGAAACAACAGGAGTACCCGCAAAGGGTTTGAAATGGGATGCGGATTTTAACCAATTCCCGCACGTCGTACAATTGGCGTGGGCGTTCGGCGACAAAGAACGCAGTTTTATAATTAAGCCGGACAATTACGAGATACCGCCGGAAACAACCGCAATACACGGAATAACGACCGAACGGGCAATTGCCGAGGGTGTACCGTTTGCCGAGGTTATCGACGAATTTTTGACGGATGCCGCCGCCGCACCGCTTGTATGTGCGCACAACATTTATTTCGATACGTCGATGTTGAAAGCGAACATTTTGCGTTATTGCGGCAAAGAGTATTACGACGCCAAAGCCGAGGACGCATTGCATAAGGGAAAGTGCATTGATACAATGATGAAAACTATTAAATTTGTCGGCGCATTGTATCAGAATGGCAAACCGGGAAAATTCCCCAAATTGGAGGAATTATTTGCAAAGTTGTTCCCCGGCGAAACATTCCCGGCGCACGACGCATTACAGGACGTTAAGGCATTACGCCGATGCGTCCCGGAATTGGTCGAATTGGGGATTATCGAGTTGAAGCAAAAGGAATACCCGGCGGAACAACTCAAAGCGAAATTTGAGCCGGAAAAGTCCGGAAACGGGGGCATTGAGTTTTACGACCCGAACCCCGTAACGGAGCCAATCGGAACCGGGAACCCCAAGCGGGAACCCGTACCGGAACCGGAACCAATCCCGGAACCTCAACGCCCGGCGGTCGCCCGGAATAAGACGACAAAGGATTTGTTGGACGAAACAGATTTTTAGAATATGGCAAAGCGAACGAAAGACGAATTTACACGGGATTGGATAATTGAAAATTCCGTTGAGATTTTGAGCCGATACGAACCCGGAGTTTTGACAATCCGTGCGTTGCATTATCAATTGGTTAGTATCGGCATGACGAACACGTTGCAACATTACAAACGTGTCGTCGCCGCAATGGAGGTCGCCCGGTGGGACGGTCGGGTTGATTTTGAGGCGTTCAGCGACCGAGATAGGGCAATGTGTGGTTATACCCACGCCGAGCCAACCAATTTGGAGGACAAACAGGACGAAGCAAAACAACAGGTTCGGGCGTGGATGCGTTCGTATGGGAAAAACCGTTGGGAAAATCAACCCTATTATCCCGAAATCCTTATTGAAAAGAAAGCATTGGAGGGCGTTTTTGCGAAACCGTGCGCCAAATGGGGCATTGCGGTTGGTGCTTGCAAAGGGTATCCGTCGTTGACGTTCTTATATGAATTGTCCGAGCGTATGCGGGACGCCATAAGCAACGGGAAACAACCTATAATCCTGTATTTCGGAGATTACGACCCGTCCGGGGAAGATATACCCCGGTCAATTGGCGAGAATTTGGAGAAATTCGGGGTTTACGGGGTTGAAATACGCCGTATTGCCCTAATGGAACAACAGGTTATCGAATGGGGATTGCCGCCCGCCCCGGCAAAGGAAACAGACAGCCGGACGGCAAATTGGGACGGATTGGGACAGGTCGAATTAGACGCCGTTAAGCCGGAAAAATTGATTGCTTTGTTGGACGATGCGATTAACGAGATATTCGACCAAGATTTGTACGACGAATTGATTGCAACGGAAGCCGAGGAACGGGAATTGTTCCAAGCCGAGTTAAAACGATACGTTGAGGAAGATTTGTAAAACCGAGCCGGGCGGGTTCCCGGCAACAAATAAATTATCAAAAAATGAGCGAGAAAAAAGAAACCGCAAACGTAATGCCGATACCGTCGGAAAAGTCGTTTGCATTATCGAAAGTCAAGACGTTAAAAGACGGCGGGTTGGGTGTTCATTATGAAGTTACCGAAATAATCGGCAACGAAAGTTATACGAACAAATACCACGTCGAGAGCGCAAAGGACATACACCCCGATTTGCGGGAATGTTTCGACCGCTTGCGCCCAATCATGGGACGTATTTTCAATATCACGTCCTTTTTGTCAATGGTCGAAACCGACGATTTTAAGGCGAACAAGAACCAAAAGGAGGTCGCCCGCAATTTCGCCGACGAAATGTTGAAAAACATTGAGGTTCGGGGCGTGTCCTATTCCGGTAAAGACGATAACGTTGGGGTCGTCCTTACGGGATTGTTCACGGTATCCAACAACCAAAAGACGGCGATAAATTCGCCCCGTCTGAAATTCAATACCGAAACGTTCGGTTTTGAGGAGGAATTGGAAGCAATCGTTGCGGACATTGAAAACGAGGTTTACGCATTTTTGTTCAAAGGCAAAAAGGCGCAATTGGAATTGTTCGGGGCTGACGGCGAACCCGCACCGGGTTTGGTCGCAGAGCCGGAAAAGGAGAACGGATTGTTCCCGGAGGTCGGCGACCCGGCTAACGAGGACGACCCGGAGGACGAAACGGCGGATATGTAAGCAATGGAGCCGATATTGCTAACAGACCGGGAAGAATACCAATTTGTAACCGATAGGGGGTTTTGCCCCCTATTGGATTACAAGCGGTTTACAATGGATATTCGGTTGCGTGTCGAAATCCAACGGGAATTGTTCGGGTATTGCGTTTTTGGTCGTGGGAATATCCCACAGGCAAACGAACGGTTTTTTAGGTGGATTTGGGAACATAAGCCGCACCAATGCGAGGAAACATTGCGCCCGTTGTCGAGTTATTCCGCCGTTTATTGTTCGCATATCCTAACGAGGGGTTCGCACCCGGAAATGGCGCACGACCCCCGCAATATCAATATCCTTTGTTTTGAAATGCACAACCGTTGGGAAAATGGCGACCGTAAAAATATGCGCATTTATCCCGGAAACGTTAAGGTTATAGAATTATTAAAGAAAGAGTATCAAATTTTGAAATTATGAGCAAAGTTAGAATTACAAATAAACTGATTATAAATTCAGTAGTAGGTGTTATATATCAAATGCACCCTTATCATAACCCGGAAGGTATAAATAAAATAGTTCAAAAAATTAATAAGTGGTGCGATGAAACGCCCGATTGTAACGGGAGTATAAAAGATACATTCAAAATATTTGAATGGAACACGTGGGAAGATTTTAAAAAATGGCTTAATGATTTTTTGAATGATATTTTGGAATTTAGACAGCTAAATATATCACGCAAATTGAAAGACGAGGGAATTAAAGACATTGATGATGAAAGAAACAGCGGAATAAGGTTTGTTGATAGATATACGGTAGAAACACAAGATGAAAGATATACAGATTTTATTGATTTAGATGCTTGTGTAAGAAATATAGTAAGGCAAATAGACGTAATTCAACAAATGGATGAAGATTGTTTTCTTTGCAAGTATGCGAAAGAATACGGTTCTATGGAACCGTCAGAATGTGAACAATGTAAAAATTGTCTTTGTAACCCAAAAATAAGATATAATAGGGAAACGCACCCTATGGCTTTAAAACCTAAAAAAGATTGGACAGAAGAAGAAAAAGAAAAATATAAATTATGAGAACGAAACAAAGAACACCCGATTACGGGGCAATTTCCCGCCGTTCAATCCAAAATGATTTTAAAAGGATACAAAGGTGCCCGGAAAGGAAGAAACGCCCGCAAATCGAAAATCTGCCCGAAATAAATGCAGAAAGACGGGTTTTGTTTGTTGACGAAAATTCAGGTTATTACAAATTGCGTTCTTTCATTGTTGGTAAATTGGTTCGATTAGTTCAAAAATCAAGCGTCGGCGGTTGGGTTTGTGAGTTCGTACACGACGACGACCGAAAAGCGATAAACCATGCCGCCGGATGGTCGGACAATAAGAAACAATATTTGTTGGATTGCGTAAAATTCAAGTGACATGAAAATAAAATCAAAAACCGGATATAAAATTGCGTTATACACGTTCGTGACGTTAACGGTTGCGTCTTATATGTGGGCGTTGTATAGTATCATTGTTTGGATAATTAAAGCGTTTTTTGTATGAGTGTAAACAAGGTTATTTTGATGGGACATACCGGGAAAGCCCCGGATTTTAGGGAGTTCGACAACGGGGGTTGCGTGGCGACCTTTTCGTTGGCAACCACGAAACGAGGTTATACCACAAAGGACGGGCGGCAAATCCCGGAGCGTACCGAATGGCATAACGTCGTATTGCAAAACGGGTTGGCAAAGGTCGCCAATCAGTACGTCAAAAAGGGCGACAAACTGTATATTGAGGGCGAATTGAGAACCCGGAGTTATGACGATGCGCAAGGCGTCAAACGGTATGTTACCGAGATAGTCGCAACCGATATGGAAATGTTGGCCCCGAAAGCGACCGGAGCCGGGGCGCAAGTACCGCCGCCGCCCGTGCCGGATGCACCCGCCCCCGACGGAAACGACGATTTACCATTTTAAGCCGTTGACGATATGGGAGCGATAAACGGACGGGTTATTTACAGCCCAAAAGGTAAAGCCGGGGAATACGCCGAGAACGCCGCCAATTTCTTTGTCGGTTGTTCCAACGGTTGTACTTACTGTTATTTGCGCAAAGGTCGTGGCGCAAAGGTATTGGGAGGCAGTCGCCCGGAGTTGAAAAAGACGTTGCGGGAATATCCATACGCTTTGGATATTTTCAAAAACGAATTGTTGGCGCATAAGGAGGAATTGCAGAAAACGGGGTTATTCTTTTCGTTCACGACCGACCCGTTGTTGCCGGAAACGGAACGGTTGACCCGTCAAGCGGTCGGCGTATGCCAACGCCACGGCGTCCCGGTTAAGATATTGAGCAAATGCGCCGAGGGGTTGAACCGCTTCATTGATTTTGCCGAGGCGTCCGAGGGTTGGGACGTGTCCCGTATCGCTTTGGGCGCAACGTTGACAGGTTGCGACGAATTGGAGCCGAACGCCGACCCAAATACGATGCGGGTTAATGTGTTGGCACGGGCAAAACGCCACGGGTTCCGCACCTTTGCAAGCGTGGAGCCAATCCCGCCGGGAATGTACGACCGGGCAATTGGGATAATCAGATTGTCGTATCCGTTCGTTGACCTGTATAAAATCGGGTTGCAGAGCGGCGGCAAATATCCGAAACGGGAAATACGATTGATTTACGACACAATTACGGAACATTGGGAGGGACGCCCGGAACAACCCCGTATCTATTGGAAAGATAGTATTGTTAATCCGTTGGGGATTGACCGGGGAGAATTGCCGGGGTATTGTGTCCCTGTTAATTGGGATTTGTTTAATAATGAAAAGTGAAATACGGGTTGAGATTCCCGCCGATTGCCGATTGGTCGGAGTAAGGACGGACGGCGATGTTGTCGTTATCATTTACGAGCCAATCCAAAACGTCCGGCAAATTGGATTTATCCATTACCCGGAACCCGACGACGAAACCGAGGAACCCGAAAATAAAAAGTAAATATGCAGTACAACAATAAGGATTACAACCCGGAAAGGCACGACCGTTGGCGTGCGTTGACCGTAAAACAGCCATACGCAAATGATTTGGTAACGGAGGCGTACAAGGACGAAAACGGTATTGTTTACGGGAAAAAGACAATTGAAGTTAGGAGCAAAAACACGTCATACCGTGGCGACGTGCTGATATGTTCCGCAGCGTCCCCGGTTTATCCGGGAATGGAAAGCGGCGTTACTTTGGGATTGGTTGAGTTGTACGACGTAAAGCCGATAAAAGAGTTTACGCCGGAGGATTGGGAAAACACCCGGATTCCAAAGGAAAAGAGGGCGAAAATAACAAAGGGGTACGGGTGGTTGATGCGCAACCCCCGCCGGGTTATTGAATTTCCGGTTAAGGGGCAATTGGGGATTTACAATTTGGTTTATACCAAAGATTGTATATTGCCGTACCCCGTGGCAATGGTAATGGATAAAAAGGGTTATGAATTAGCAAGAAAGGAGGCACACAATGAGTAAGGACAAACACACCGTCCAAACAGGCATACACGTTGGGCGGGTCGGCGTATATGTTTACGCCCGTGAGTATTGGCAATATCATAGTTGGCAATTTGGGGTATCCATTGATGCAATAAACGGTTACGACCGTTATGTTGATATTGAGGCGAAAATATTGTTTGTCGGCATTGGCATACGGTTTATATGGATTAAAAGAAAGGTAAAACGATGAAAGCAAAGATTTTATTGTTATCTTTGGCAACGCTTTTGTTGGGGGCGTGTCAAAGCGAGAACGAACCAACGGAGGCATTTAATTTACTTCTAAAATCCGAGAGCATGGAAGAAAGAAACGAGTTTGTAACGAATACTACGGCGGCAATGATACAGATAAACGCCCCCCGGTATAATTGTGAGATTGTCGAAACCGCATTAGCCGGGGGCGATAGGGTACGAATTTGCGTAAAAGGCGCAAAGGACGATTTGGACGCATTGTTTGACTATGTAAACGAAACGGGCAAAGAATGAGAGTTAAGCAACCCGAACCGTTCGACCCAAACAGAGAGTACAACCCCGGCGAACGTTGCGTTTACCGGGGTATGGTATTGATTGCCGAGATATGGACGGCGGCGGATGCACGATTAGCCAACAACAACCCCGCAATATTTACGCAACGTTGCGTTCGCTGCAAAATCCAAAGGGAAGATTGCCCCGGAATAGGTAGGCAATGCGATAAGTACAACAGAACCGACCGAAAAACGATATTTTGGCGGTTGGCATATACGAAAACAGTAAGAACGAATAAAAAATTAGAATGACAGAAAGTAAGTTAAACCCGTTTGATGCGGAATTGTTGGTTATGATTGGCGATATTGCCAAAAGCCAACCGGAGGTCGAGGAAAAACCCGACCGTTACGAAATCACGGTTGACACAACCGAGATACAGGGAAACGCAATTGAAGCACTAAAACAGGCAGTCGCCGGACGATTGGGGAAACGCTTGTTAGTTACCCACACGTTAGACGCCGCCGTTGTTTTCAACGTCGAGTACGACCCGACGGAATACCCGGAACAAATCCGCACCCGGTTAGTTGAGCCGGACGCCACGGCGGGAACCCGATATTGCCGCACGTTGTTAGAAGTTGACTCAATACAGGTACGCCGGGACAATTTGGACGACCTGTTGAGATTTACCGGAGGCGGAACCATGACGATACCGAGAACCCCAAACGGGCGGGCGGTTTATTCGTTCCCGGACGGCAACGGCATTTTCATTGACGCCCCGGAAACGTACTACATTGTCCGGGAACCGGACGGACGATTGACAACCCGCCCGGAAAGAGAGTTTAACCGGGAGTTTGAGCCGAAAGGCGTAAGCGTACCGAAAGAACCCGGCGATAAGGGATGCGGGAATTGCGCCAACTTTACAAACGAGGATGTCAACGGGAACGGTTATTGCGAGGCGTTCAAATGCGAACAATCGTGCGGCGTTATGCCGTGCCAAGAGTACAAACCTAAAAATCAATAAAGCGATGAACAAAAGAGAAAAATTTTTGAAAGAGATTGCCGAGGTTATCAACCGTAATTCTTTGGAGGCGCATTTTAACGATACCCCGGATTACATATTGGCGAAAGTAGCAGTTGAAGCAATGGAGAATTTCGCCGAAGCGTCCGCACGGAGGGACAATTGGCACGGGTTCAAAGAAGCCGATAAGCCGGGCGAGGTTGTGCGGAATGAGGATTGCGACAATTGTCCGGTTCGGGGGATTTGCCCGGAGCATAAGAAGCCGGAGGCGTTCGACGTCCCAAAGGAGGTGCGAGCAATGGCGGAATTTTTCGGCAAGATGTTCCCCGGTTCCAAAGTAGAAATACACCGGGTCGAAATGCCGAAAAGGAACCCACGGGATAAACGCCGGGCAAAGAACAAAAGGAAAGGGGGCAACAATGGGAAAAAGTAATTGCCCCGGACAATCGAAGCCCGAAAAGATATGCGGAACGTGTCGATATTTTAACCCGGAATTTCCGGTAAATGGAAAGCCCGCCCCGGTATGTTTGGCAATAAAAGAAATGAAAGGGGGAACGGAATACAGCAACCCCCGTGGAACGCAACATTATTTTCGTTGCTCAAATGGGAGGTACGAAATAGGCATAAGCAATTAGGCAATCAGCCCCGGAAACAAAGCCGGGGTTTTGCCGTTTATATGTGAGAGAGAACAAACGGTTGGCAATGTACCGGAAAAGCCGTAAATTTGCCCCGTGGTTAAAAGATAACCGCCGAGATATAGAAAGTATTGGTTAAGATAATAAAGCCTCTTAAAATGGAAATTCCGTGCAAATAACTTGCAAAGGGTAAGCAACGTTTTAAGGAGGTAAACAGGGGAAAGGATAAAGCCCGGAACGAAAGAACAAAGGCAAAGGAGCCGATAAGGAACCAAGCCAAAGGACGAAAAGGCGTAAAAGGCAGATTTTGACCCCTGTTTGACATTAAAAGGGGTTAGACGATGGAAAAATTGAACAAAGGGCGAAAGCCCCCCGGATACAACAAACGTTCCGAGGAACAAAGGATTTACGATGTACGGTTTTGTGCCGACTTGTTTTTGCGTGGTTATTCGTATCGAGAAATTGCCGACGCATTGAACCGGGATTTGTCCGCCCGTGGCGTTGGTTATACAATTTCGTTTCAAATGGTTTATTACGATTTGCAACAATGCCTTATCGAATGGAAGCGGGAACGGTTGGAAACAATCGACGAATATGTTACGCAGGAATTGCGCAAGTTGGATAAAATGGAGCAACAAGCGTGGGAGGCGTGGGAGGTATCCAAAACCGGAAAGCAGCGCACCAAAGAGAAAACCAACCGGGGGCGTCCTATCAAAACGGATGCGACCGACGGCGACACGGAATATTACGGGTATGACGAAACGACCGTTGAAACGTCGGCGGGCAATCCCCGGTTTTTGGACTTGCTGTTGAACATTCAACAACGCCGGGCAAAGATGTTGGGATTTGATGCACCCGTTAAAATCGAGATACCCGGATACAACGCCGGGACGGACGACGATAAACTGAAATACGATGTTAAGGCAATCCCGGACGACCTGTTGTTTGCCGTCGCCGACAAATTGCAGTCCGCCGAATTTCAAAAGACAATCGCCGAGAAAGGAGGGGCGCAATAATGGCAAAGCGAATGAATGTTGTTAAACAGGTTGTAACCAAAACGAACCATTATTGCGGGGATTGCGGACACGGTGTTTGGTATTTCGACCATGAGAATTTAGATGTTGCAAATAGATTGCCGATTTGTTGCCGTTGTCCGTTTACCCCGAACCGTTCCCGGATAAGGAGCGAAACGGCGTGTTTGAATTGGATACCGAAAAAGCCCGGCGAATTGATAGTTACACCCGATAAAATTGTACGACCATGAGCAACGAGGAATTATTGAAGATGTACGAGGCAATCAAGGCAGACCCCGGCGAATTGGTGCGAGCCGCCGCCCGTAAACGTCTTATCAACTTTGCCCGGTATATGCAACCGGATTTGGTATTGGAACCGTTTCATGTTGTATATTATACCCTGTTGGATATGTTTGCGCATGGCAAAATACGAAAGATGATTGTACAACAGCCGCCGCAACATGGCAAATCGGAGGGGTCAAGCCGCAAATTACCCGCATTTATGTTGGGGTTAGACCCCGACCGCAAAATATGTATCGGTTCGTATGCGGCGACAATCGCACGGGATTTTAACCGGGACGTTCAACGAATAATCGACACGCCCCGGTATCGTGAATTATTCCCCGGCACGTACTTAAATGGGTCGAACGTCGTAACAATGGCGAATACCTATTTGCGCAATTCCGATGTTATCGAAATGGTCGGGCGTAAGGGGTCGTTGCGTGTCGTCGGTCGTGGCGGTTCGCTGACGTCTAAAACCGTGGACGTTTCGATATTGGACGACGTGTATAAAGATTACGCCGAGGGTAACAGCCCGATAGTACGGGCGGCGGCGTGGAAATGGTACACGACCGTTGTACGCACCCGTTTACACAATGATAGTCAAGAATTGATTGTATTTACCCGTTGGCACGACGACGATTTGATAGGGCGCATTGAAAAGAGCGGCGAAACGATTATTGATGTTAAGTGTTGGGCGGATTTAGAGAACGTAACGCCGGGGGCGTGGGTGCGCATAAATTTTGAGGGATTGAAAACCGGGGAACCGACCGAGATAGACCCACGGGAACCGGGGGCGGCATTATGGGAAAGTCGACACAGTAAGCAAAAGTTGGAAGCGCAAAAGGCATTAGACCCGGTGCAATTTCAATGCCTGTATCAAGGCAACCCCGGTTCCGCCGATGGTCGATTGTACCAACCTTTCAAAACGTGGGTCGAAAAATCCGATTACGGCACGTACATTCGTTCCGGCGCATACATTGACGTTGCCGACGAGGGCGACGACCTGTTGTTTGCCGCAACGTATGACGTGTATAAGTCCGACAATCTGTTTTTCAACGAGAAAACAAAGCGCATGGAGCCGATATTGTTTGCCCTTATTACAGATATGGAAATGACGGACGAAAATACGGACGTTACAACCGTAACCGTCCCGGCGATGATTAACCGGAACGGGACGCAAAAAGCGTGGGTTGAGAGCAACAACGGTGGTGCGGGTTATGAAAAGGTTATCAAAAAGAAAGTCCGGGCGATTACCGACCCGTTTTATCAAGGGGGCAACAAGGAAAGCCGGATAATAACAGCGTCCGCAATGGTTAATCAACATATAATTATGCCGTTCGGTTGGGAAACCCGGTACAAAGCCGTTTACGACCATGTAACCGGATTTTTGCGCAATTTCGGTGCCAATACGCACGACGACCCGGAGGACGGATTGACCGGGATATATGAAAAAGAGATTGCGGACGGCAATATACAGCCATACGCACACGCAAACCGAGGCGTAAGACGACGCAATTAGCAATATTTTTGAGATATGCAAGATTATCCGGGAAAAAGTTTATAACTTTGTAACCGAAACGAGAGGGCAAAGGGACAGCCCCGGAGAAAGTAATAATATTTTTAACGTTAAAAACAAAGAAGTATGATTTGTAAATGTCCGGCGGGGGCGGCGTTGCCCGATGTACCCGCAATTACGTGTTCGGAAAGTTTCGGACAGGTTCAGAAAGTGGCTTTTCAACGTCTTATGAAAGACGACGGAAACAAAAACAGTTTTACGAGTGAAAAAGCGATTACGGCGTTAGCGTCATGGACGCCCCTGTTATCGGCGGCGGATAGCACGAAAATAGTTGTTTCGCCGTATATCCAAGCCCCGACCGCCGAGGCGGGAGCCGCCCGCACCTTTGGAGGCGGTAACGAAACGTTAGGAGGCGTCGAAGAGATTATTGGACGTGAACCAACCCCGTTTACCGGAGTTATCCGCAAAGCCCCGCAGGAGGTTATCAAGGCATTAAAGGAAATGCAATGCGAAAGTCGGGGCGACAATTTGGGTATCTTCATTTTCGACGAAAACGGCGCAATTGGAGCCATTAAGGACGCCACAACGGAGGGTACATTTTACCCGATACCGATACGTTCGTTGTTTATCGGCGATAAGACGTTGGGCGGATTGGAAGCCCCGGACAGCAACGCAATACAATGGTCGTTTTTGCCGAATTGGTCGGACGATTTGGCGATTGTTGTCCCGGCGTTTAACCCGCTTACGGATTTGAAACCCGCATAAGCGTAATGACGGCGAAAGTTACAAAGGTCGTGTTGGAGTGTCCGACCCTTAACACGACCGAAGAATTTGAGATTAACCACGCCGAACGCCTGTTGCGGATGCCTAACAATGGCGGTTGGCAGTTGCCCGAAAAAACACCTTTTGAATTTAGCAAAGAAAATGGGATTAGATATAAAACGCATAAGAAAGGAAATAACGGAACCGAGGAAAAAGGCGACGATAAATAAAGCGGTCATACACCAAAACCGCATTAAATTTCACGCCCAAACCAACGTAACGCCCTTAATGTGTTTACCCACGACCGATTTTTTGGCATGGGTTCAAAATCTTATCCCGCACGATAAATTCAAAATCTTCAAAACATTGTTCCGTTACCCCGTTCGTACCAACGAGGTAACGGGCATTTGTTTTGATAAGTTAAGCCGTATTTTCGACGGTCGTAACCCGGCGTTCAACTATCAATTTCAAAACACGGAACAACGGGACGATTGGGAGTATTACCGCCAAGATGTATTAAAGGAGCCGGAAATTTGGAGCACGAAAGGTTGGGAGTTTTTCAAGACGGAAATAAACAGCGTCTTAATAGTTGATTTGCCCGCCGAGCAAAACCCCGCCGACCGATACCCGACCCCGTATTTTTATTGGCTACCTATCGAAAGCGTCATAACCTTTGAGGCAAACCGGACAACCGGGGTTATGGATTGGATAATTTTCCGCCAACCCGATAAACGTATTGCAGTTATTGACGATGAACGATACAGAGTATTTGCAGAGGACGACGGCGGCAACATAGGCGAATTATTGGTTGATAACCCACACGATTTGCGCTATTGCCCCGCCCGTTTCTTTTGGAACGAGCCAATGAATTTGCGAGAACCGGACGTTAAACAATCCCCGCTAACAAAAGAATTGGAGGCGTTGGATTGGTTTTTGTTTTTCCATATATCGAAGCGGCATTTGGATATGTACGGGGCTTACCCGATATATTCCGGTTACGAACAATCGTGCGATTTTACAAACGCCGAAAACGGCGATTATTGCGACGGTGGGTTTTTGAAAGACAAACAAGGGTATTACAGGTTAGACCAAGCCGGGTTATTGATGCATTGCCCCAAGTGCGGCGACAAACGGATTACCGGGGCGGGTTCCTTTGTTGAAATACCGATACCGGACGGGGACAAACAACCCGATTTGCGGAACCCGGTACAAATGTTGACCGTTGACCGTACAAGTTTGGATTATAACGTTGAGGAAGAAAAGCGATTGCGGGAAAACATTATTACCGCCGTCGTCGGACAAAACGAGGAAGTAACCCAACGGGAGGCATTCAACGAACAACAGGTTAAAGCCGCATTTGAGAGCCAAAGCACGGTATTAAACCGAGTGAAAAAAGGCTTTGAAGCCGCCCAACAGTTCGTCGATGAAACGGTTTGCCGATTGCGATACGGCAATATGTTCGTATCTGCAAAAGTCAATTACGGCACGGAGTTCTATTTGTACGACGCAAGCGAGTTGCGGAACCGTTACAAGTCGGCAAAGGAAAGCGGCGCAAGTGAGGCAGAATTGGACGCCCTACAAAATCAGATTATCGAAACGGAGTACCGGAACAACCCAACCCAATTGCAACGTATGTTGATATTGGCAGAGTTGGAGCCGTACCGCCATTTGACCCGGAACGAGGTATTGGATTTGTACGGGCGTAACTTAATCCCGGAGAATGAATTGCGTATAAAGTTGAATTTCGCTAACTTTGTCCGCAGGTTTGAACGGGAGAATACAAACATTTTGGAATTTGGAACGCAAATACCATTCAACCAAAAGATTTCAGTAATAACAAGTAAATTTAACGAGTATGCGAGTGAAAACAGCAACCGAGGGTAAAACAAAGGACGTCGCAATTACCGACGTCACCCCCGAAAACTACATTGTACCGAGCAACGAACAACATTTGTATCATTGCGTTATTGAGGTACGCAAGTTTGACAGCGAAACGGGCAAACGCTTATCCGTTCCCCGTATCCAAAAGTTCGGCAAAAAGTCGTTTGAAAACGGCATTTTGGACGCACTGAAAAAACAGGGTTACACGATTACCGTATTGCACGACCCCAACGAGTACGTCAAGGCGCAAGCCGAGGAAAAAGCGGCACGAACCGCCGCACAGCAGAAAGCCGCCGAGGAAAAAGCCGCCGCCGATGCAAAGGCAAAGGCAGAAGCCGAGGCGAAAGCCAAAGCCGAGGAAAAAGCGGCGTTAAAGGCTGAAATTTTGGCGGAATTGAAAGCGGCGGGAGTTATCCCGGCGGAACCCGCCAAAGAAACCAAAGCCGATGCAAAGGCAAAGGCAGAAGCCGAGGACAAACCCGGAGCGAAAAAGTAACAGAGTATTAAACTATTAAAAATACGATTAATGGCACAGATTGCACAGCAGGACAATTTGGTTATTGAAGTAACAACAACCGCCGCCGCATTGGATGGCGACACAAAGAAAAAGTTGATTGAATGTATTGAGGGCGGAACAATTGCCGACGTCATTTTGGTAACAAAAGAGGTTGAAAAGAAAATCAGCCATGTACGTGTTGTTAGTTGGTTGGTTGACACAACCGGGGATTCCCCAAAATACACAATTGATATTATTAACGCAAACAGCGGAGCAGTAGCAGCAATCGCACTTAATTAATTCAAAGGGTAAGAATATTATGTTAACGAGAGAAATTTTAATTGCAAATGCGGCTTTGTCCGGTTTGACGGACGAACAAATTGCGGCAATTACAACATTGTCCGCCAACGACGAAAATAGCGTTATCGCCAAAAAGACGGGCGAAATTTACGGCGGATTGGATGCCGATATTTTGGCGGCGTCCGGTATCGCAAAGAACGGAACCGAAAAGACGTTTGATTACGCAAAACGTGTGGTCGCCGAGTTCAAAACCAAAGCGGAAAGCGCAAGCGCATTGCAAACCCAAATCGACAGTCTGACGAAAGAAAAGGCACGTTTGGAAAAGGCAATTGCCGACGGTGCGACCGATGCGGAAACGGCAAAGGCGTTGAAACAGGCGAAAGCCGATTTAACGGCGGTAACAACGCAGTTTAACGACCTCAAAAGCAAGTACGATGAAGCCGAAAAGAAATTCCAAACGGAGTTGTTCGGCGTTCGTATCGAGGGTGCATTGCAGACCGCAACCGCCGGGTTGAAATTCAAACCGGGATTGCCCGAAAGCGCAACAAAGGTTTTGTTAGCGCAAGCAATCGACAAAATTAAGGGTATGAACCCCGAATATATCGACGACGGAAAAGGCGGTAAAATCCTTGCTTTTAAGGACGAAAGCGGCGCAATTATGCGTAACCCGAACAATCAGTTGAACCCGTACACCCCCGGCGACCTGTTGGCAAAGGAATTGGAAACAATGGGTATTTTGGATAAGGGACGCCAAGCCGGAGGCGGCGGAACGGTTCCCCCGGCGGGCGGTTCCGGCGGTGGTGGCGGAACAACCATTGACATAACGGGCGCAAAAACCCGTGTCGAGGCTTACGAAGCAATCGCCGCAAACCTTATGGCGCAGGGTTTAACGGCGGGTTCCGAAAAGTTCGACGCCGCAATGAAACAGGTATGGCAGGACAACAATATTGCCGCATTGCCGGAAAAGTAAACAATCACGGGTAAAGGGTAAACCCGCATTTAATAACAATTAAATTTTTAACATTATGTCATTAGTAGCAACAAGATTGCAAAATTGGCGGATTGAAAACCCGGAATTAGACCGTAATATGACCCGCCCGTGTGAGTATGGCGCATTGGATTTTTTCATTGAGCAAACCAACGCCCCGTCATCAATCATTAACCCCAATTTGCGTGACCGTGCGTTTGCGTCCATTGGTAACACGGTACAAGTACCCGTTATCAATTACGACGGCGATGTACAGGTTAGCAATGTCCGTTCGTGCGTTATCGCTGACGATGAAAATACGTCCGCATTGGTAACGGTTGTTTGGGCGACTTATGCCATTGGCTTTACAATGGTTCCCGCCGCCTACATGAACAACGAAATTTCCTACGAACACGACTTTTTGCGCAAAATGGAAAAGACGTGCCGGGCTTTGGCGGACAAATTGGACGTCGGAGCCGTTGCCGCATTGGAGGCAAACAAAACACAGGTGTTCAAAACGTTGCTTAACTACACGGAGGAGGGCAACGTGGTACAGGTTCCAACCCAAATGGCGACCGAGATTTTGGGCGATATTAACCCGATTATGCGGGCTAACTGTTACCCGGAATATATCCACATTATCGCCAACGCCGGGGTTGATAGCCTTATTCGTAAACTTGCGCAACATGGCGTTTACAACGACGTAAACAAGCGCATGGAGTACGACAACAAGGTTTTGCACTACACGAACAACGTAACCGACGAAGCGGGCAAAATGGGAACCATGTTTGCCGTTGCTGACGGTAATGTTGGTATCCTTACCCGTGTTGACCGTGAGGCATTGCGCCGCACCCGTGCGAATTTCCACGAATGGGACGTTGTACGTTTGCCGTACATTGATTTGCCCGTTGGTTCGCACTATTACACCGCCGTTGGCGACCAGTCCGCAATCATGGGCGACGCAACCGCCGATTTGACGTGCGCCGTTAAGGAGTATTTCGGATTTTCCGTTGACGTGGCGTATATGGTTGCTTACAACAGCAACCCGGCTACTGTGGCAAACCCGATTATCAAAGCCGAGATTGCCGCCCGCAATCCAAACGAACCGTTGGGTATGCCTGTATATGTAACCAACGCCGGGGAATTTCCCGCCGGAGGTGGCGCATAACGCCGGAGCATAACGAATTGTTAAACCGAGGGGACGGGGTGGTTATCCCGCCCCCTTATTTATTTCAAACGCAGATGTACCGATTAAAAGAAATACAGGACGCATTATTGCACGTCGTCGGGTGGGAACAATCATACGACCCGGCAAAGGCGATAGACGACAATTTAACGCAGACGGAAAGCGGTTTGACGTTTCAAGGTGCGCACCCCCTTGTTACTTTGGATAATGTCCGGGCAATCGTCCCGGATGATTTCGTTTTTCAATATCCGGTTTGGAATATGATACCGGAATACAAAGCCGGGGCAAAGGTTCGCCACAACAACAAAGTTTGGATTGCCGCACGGGACAACCAAAACGAGGAACCGACCGAAAGCGATTTTAACGACGATTACAACGACGATTACGGCAACCCATATTGGAAACCGTACAATTTCATTTCCGATTATTTGGAGCGGTTGACCCGTAACGGTATTGCGCAAATGGTACAAACATTCACGCAAATAAAGGGATTGGATAAGGAAACAAAGAACCTATTGGAACGGCGCACGTTCTTTGACGGTGCGGGACGTATCCGGGCGACGTTGCCGAATAATCATAAGTTAGTCGGGTTTGAAATTGTCCCGGTTCGTTCTATGGGCGTAACAATGAAAATCGAACAAATCGGGTTGCAAATGACGGGCGCAACCGGGGTTGTTCGTATGTATCTTTTCCATTCGTCCCAAATTGACCCGATAAAGACGTTTGATTTGAATTTTACGCAGACAAACGGCGGTTTTCAATGGTTCCCGTTGAAAGATTGTTATTTGCCGTATATCAGTACCGGAAACAACGCCGGGGGGTCGTGGTTCCTTTGTTACAACCAAAACGATTTGCCCGCCGGGATGCAGGCAATTAACATGACAAAGGATTGGAGCCGGGAGCCGTGCGGGACGTGTACGGGTTACGTTGATTTGGAGCGTTGGCGGGAAATAACCAAGTATTTACAGGTATCCCCGTTTATGATGAACGCCCCGGAAACATTCGACGAATACCCGGAGTTGTGGGATATTGCGTTGACGATGTACACCAATACGCAGAATTACGGGTTGAATTGCGAAATAACCGTTGGTTGCGACCTAACGGATTTTATCATTAAGGAAAGGCAAATTTTCCAAACGGTTATCCAACGACAGGTCGCCGCAATCATGTTGCGCACGTTGGCAATGAACCCCGATGTTAAGGTAAACCGGAACCAAGTAAACGCAACCCGGTTGGAAATTCTTTACGAATTGGACGGCAACGTTGAGGGTCGCCCCGGCGGTTTGGGTTATGACCTTAAAAAAGCATACGAGGCGTTGCGGTTGGATACGCAGGGTATCGACCGTATTTGCCTTACTTGTAATAACCACGGTGTAAAATACCGGACAACGTAAGATTATGGCGGGGTTAAAGTCAATACAGGATTTACGCAACCGGGTTGCCACATTCAACAACGGGTTATCGTCCGGCGCATACATTCAACAAATCATTTGGGACAATGACGCCTATATTGTTGATATGAATGCCGAGGAACAATTGTTTGAACAAGGTATTAACCGTTTGGGCGTGGATATTATGGATTACGCCCCGTATTCGCCGTTGACGATAGCCATAAAGGAGGAAAAGGGACAACCGACAAACCGGGTAACGTTACGGGATACCGGGGATTTTGAAGCGTCGTTTTTTTTGGAAGTCGGCGACAAACAGTTTGAAATAAAAGCGTCGGATTTCAAAACGGAGGACTTAATAAAAAAGTACGGGCGGCAAATATTGGGATTGACGGACGAAAATATTGCGGCGTTGATTTGGCAATATATATTCCCGGACTTAATGAAGAAAGCAAAAAACGTATTATATGGCAACGAATAAGAGAACAACCCCTATAATTCCCAACCCGGTTTTAATCGACCGGGTTTTGGGGAACATACAAACCGGGTTAATGGATAACGTCGATTGGTTGGACATCGCATTTGGGCGGGCGCAACGTATCGCCAAAGTGATACAGGGCAAACGCTATTATACCCCGAACGTATATGCGGGCGGGACGGAATGGAGAGGCGACAATGATTATATCGACGTTTCCCCGGATGCCAATATTGGCAATTTTTCGTTCTTTTGGATAGACGACCCGCAAACGGTCGGTTGGGTTCCCAAAGAGCAAAGCGAGATTAAAGCCCCGTTTTCCCTTATTGTTTGGTTCGATTTGCGCAAGGTTTACCCCGGTCAACTCAACAACCGGAATACCGAGGCATTGAAGAACGAAATATTGACCGTCCTAAATGGCGGTTTTTGGCTGAAAGACGGGACGATTGTAATAAACCGGATTTATGAGTTGGCGGAAAACGTGTACCGTGGGTTTACGTTGGACGAAATAGATAATCAATTTTTAATGCACCCGTTCGGCGGTTTTCGCTTTGAGGGTGTATTGTCAGTTAATCAACCTTGTAACATTTAACGATATGGTAACTTTTATTATTTGGGTTTTGGTCGTGGCAACCGTGGCGGCGTTCCTGTTGACCCTGTTAAAAAAGTGGGGCGTTATTGAGTACGTCCAAGTTCACGGCAACGACTTTTTTGTTAAGATGTTCAATTGCGGCTTTTGCTTATCATGGTGGGCGGGGGTCGTTTTGTCCGTCCTGTTTGCTATATGCACCGGGAACCCGGCATTGTTATTGGTTCCGTTTTGTTCAACAGTCATAACCCGCATACTCTTATGAAAACGACAAAGATAGGGGAACGGGCGGTTGTGTTGTACGACAGTATCGACGAATTGCCGATTTTGCGATTTCACGCATATAACAAAATGTTGCTTATCGACGCCGGGGTTGGGTCGGATTTGAACGATTGGGATGCGCATATTGAAAAGGCAATCCGGTTTATCCGAAAGGAAAAGCCGGATTTGGCGGAAAAGGAATTGGATAATTTGCGGCAAAACGTTTATTTCGTCCAATCCGCCATATCGCCAAAGTATTTGGCGTTTGCCTGTTTGGTTAAGTCCGTGGACGGAACCGAATACAACGATATGACGGCGGACGGTTTGCAAAAGGTATTGGATTTATTCGCCGATGCGCCGAACGCCGAGTTGACCGCCCAATTGGAAGCGGTCAAAAAAAAAATAGATGAAGAATTGCAATTGTATTTTCCTAAACTATTCGACGACGCCACGGTTAAAGAGTATTACGACCAATTGAAGCAACGCACGATGTTAATGTTGGATGCGATAATAAAGGGGGACGAAAGCGACAAACGGGAAGAAATAGACCATATTACGACGTTGTTGTTGACTTATACAAAACCCAAATCGTTTAGTGGGTCGGATAGCGTGGAAATACAATACGACAAGCAGTTTGAAAATATGTGTTTGATGTTGTCCCAACATTTGCACGTAAACCCAAAATCGTTTACCGTTTTGGAATATTACAACGCATTTGAATACATTAAGGAGCAAGCGAAAAAAGCAAGCAGAAAAAGCCAAAATAAGGCGATTTAAGGTGTTTTATTTTCAGACGATAAATTTACATTTGAGAAAAGAAAATTGATTGTAGGGCAAATTGCCCGAAAATAACAAAAACAAATAGTCGGATATATGGCAGATAACAACAACCCAATTAAATATTCTGATTTGGTAAGCCCCGATAATTCGATTACTGATTTGATAAAGCAATTGGATGAACTTTCAGACGCATATACAAATGCGTTGAAAAATATTAGGGCGGAAGCAATTCAGTTGGCGGCGGTTCTGCAAAAGGTTTCCGGGGCAACCGAGGACGGCAGGAACACAACCAAGAAAGCCGCAGACGATGCGGAACGTTTGGCACGTGCGCAACGTGATTTGGCGTTTGCAGAAAGCGAGAACGCCAAAAAGTTAGCCGAGTTAAAATTGGCACAGCAGGAAGCGAACCAAATTAATAAACTGATTGTGAAAATAAATCAATCCGCCGAGGGTAGTTATAACCGTTTATCGGCGCAATATTCATTGAATAAGATTTATTTAAACAACATGACTAAAGCCGAACGGGAAAACACCGAGGAGGGGCGAAAATTGGTTGCACAAACCAAAGAAATATACGAAGAAATGAAACGTTTGCAGGAAGCAACCGGGAAATTTCAATTGAACGTCGGAAATTATACGGAGGCGTCCGACGCAATTATTGCGTATGGCGACAAATTAAAAGAAACGTTAGGTTTAAATAGCGCATTTGGCGAAAGTCTTTTGGCGTTAGGACGTGGCGGGGCTGAAAGTAAAGCCGTTTTTACAGCTATTGGCGACGGGGCAAAAGCATTGGGAAAAACTTTGTTGGGATTACTTTCAAACCCGGTTTTTTTGGCGATTGCCGGAATTGCGGCGGCGGGTGCGGCGTTTAAATGGTGGTACGATTATAACGCCGGGTTAGTTGAGGCAACGAGATTGACGCAACAATTTACCGGGAAAAGTGGCGATGATTTGAAAGCGTTTAGAAATGAGGTGCAAGCCGTCGCAGATTCGTTCGGCGCAGATTTCCGGGAAACATTGATTGCAACAAACGCATTATCAAAACAATTTGGTATTTCTGCAAATGAGGCATTGCAGTTGGTTAAGGATGGTTTTTTGTCCGGAGCCGATGCGAACGGGGAATTTTTAGACACGTTGAAAGAATACCCGGCATATTTCAAAGAGGCTGGAATATCAGCAGACCAATTTGTTGCGATTGTAGCCCAAACAAACAAAATGGGTATCTTTTCGGACAAAGGCGTTGACGCAATTAAGGAGGCAAATTTGCGTTTGCGTGAAATGACGACGGCGACGGCGGCGGCTTTGGACGGTATCGGTATTTCGTCGGAACAAGTTCAAAAAGATTTGCAGACCGGAACCAAAACAACGTTCGATGTTATACAAGACGTTTCCGCAAAATTGGCAGAATTGCCGGATAATGCGGCAACGGTCGGGGCTGCAATTGCAGATATATTCGGGGGTCCCGGAGAGGACGCCGGATTGCAGTATTTGCGCACGTTGAAAGATATTTCAACAAACATGGATGAAGTAAAAGGGAAAGCCGGAGTTTTGGCGCAATTGCAGGAGGAACAATTGCAAAGCCAAATTGAGTTGCAAAACGCATTATCCGGGTTGTTTGACGCAACCGGAGGAAATTTTGAAACGTTGACAACGCAGGCAAAAGTTTTTGTTAACCAAGGATTGACGGCGATAATAAAAGGGGTTATTGATGTTGTCAATTACTTGATTGAGTTATACAATGAAAGTGTTTTGATACGTGCAATTTGGAATGGGATTGTTGCCGGATTCAAAACAACATTTGATACGTTGGGAAATTTGTTTGGATTCTTTATTGATATAGTCAAAGCAACCGGAACCGCATTAAAGGGGGCGTTTACGTTAGATTTTGACGACGTAAAAAAAGGATTGGCAGATTATGCAGCAGCGTACGGAAATTTGGTTAAAGCCCAAGTTAAAGACATAACAGAAAATTTCCAAGAGGGTTTGGAGGGTATGCAAAAGAAAATAAAACCGTTAACAATCCCGGTTTCTGTTGGAGATACCCCGACGCCACAAACAGACAATAAGCCCGTAACGACACAGAACCCAACCGTAACGCCAAGGGGTAAAAGCGATGCGGAAAAGGCAGCAGAACAACAAGCAAAGCAAATTGAAGCGGCTTATAAAAAGAATTTGGAGGCAACCCGGAAATTGCAGGATGTACAATTGCAGTTGGAAACCGACGAATGGGCAAAGCGTAGGCAGCAAACGCAATATCAGTATTCCCGACAGATTGAGGATTTGCAACACCAATTACAGACCGAAAAGGATTTGAACGAAACCGGACGGCAGGCGATAAACGCAACAATTACGGCGTTAGAACAGCAGCAGACAGAGGCGTTGTTGAAAATAGAGCAAGAACGGCAGTTGCAAGAATTGGCATTGCAGAAAGAAAGCATTGAATTACGTTTGCAAGCGGTTAAGCAGGGAAGCGAGCAGGAACGACAATTGCGTATGCAGTTGTTAGAGAATGAAAGACAAACAGCATTGTTGCAGAATGAGCAAAAGCCGACCGGACAACAGCAGGACGCCGGGGTAATTAATGCCGGATTTGACGTTAAGGGAAGCGCAATTGCCGACGAATATTTGCAAACGCAATTAATGATGTTTGACCAACAACAAGCGTTGGCGCAATCTGAATTTGATTTATTAAGAAATTCAGAAGCCCGGAAAACCCAATTCCGTTTGCAGGCAGAAAAGGAACGTTTGCAAAAGGTATTAGAATTGAACGAGCAAGCAGCCAATAAATTGTCAGATGTTGAAGTACAAACAATTCAAAACACAATAAAAAAGATTGACCAAGAAATTGAGCAGTCAAAAGGAGAGGAACGAGGAACAGACATTTACGGTTTGTTTGGGCTTAATTTGGACGACGACCAAAAGGAGGCAATAAGTACGTCCGTATCCTTTGCAATGGAGCAATTACAGGTATTTTTAGATGCGAAATTGCAAGCCGCCGAAGCCGCCGTAAATGCCGCCGACAAAGAGGTTGAAAGCGCACAACGCACGTTGGACGCCGAAAGGGAAGCACGGGCGAACGGTTATGCCTCAAACGTGGTTATGGCACAAAAGGAGTTGGATTTGGCAAAGCGGAACCAAGAAAAGGCGTTGAAAGAGCAACAGAAAGCGCAAAAGGCACAACAGGCAATACAGACAATCCAACAAATCGGAAACCTTGTAACGGCGTCCGCTTTGATTTGGTCGCAATTGGGGTTCCCGTTCGCAATCCCGGCAATCGCTGTTATGTGGGCTTCATTTGCCGCCGCCAAAATTAAAGCCGCACAAATGAGTAAAGCCGCCGAGGGTTCGGAAAGTTACGGGGACGGTACGGTTGAATTGTTGGCGGGCGGTTCCCACCAATCCGGGGACGACGTGGATTTAGGAACCAAACCGGATGGAAC